TGGATAAGTCTGATTCATGATTTTGAAATTCTCTTCGAAAGCCTGTACGACATTCGGCTCTGGTAATTGGTTAGCATAGTTTACCCTTTGCAATTTATCATTGATAATTGAAAAAATATAATTGGAATCAAAATGAGCAATGACTTCAGAGAAGTCATATTCATTACCAATTAAATAGGGCTGGAAATTTTCTATCATAATTTTTATTCCTTCCTTTCTTTTATAAGTTTATCTATCTGTTTTTGCGCGATTATAAACTAAAAATCATAGGAGAGGGCTTTTGACCCTCTCCTTAAAGACTTAGAAATTGAAATGATCATAATAACTGTAGTCTTCTCCCTCTATATATCCACGATACGCTTCAGGAACTGCTCCAACATTCTGGAATGGTTGATCGCTATCGTAATAATCATTGAGGGTATTAGTTGATTGATTATAGAAACCAATAAATATGGAATCAGGTACAGAGAACTCTGTCTGATCTCCAACAAAATTGGTTATAGGTACATTATCAGGAATATTGTATTTCTGTCTATACGCCCTTTCTCCTAAAGGAGTATTCACAAGAGATTCAAATCTTGCTTTCTCTTCTGCTCTACGACCATCAATAAAGTCTTGCATCTGAATTCCGCCAGCTTTAATAGCTGCATTAAGGTCTCTTTCTATTTCACTATTAAGTTCTGACTGAGTATTGAAATGCTCTACGATTTCTACCGTATCATCATCATAGTAATTAATCTCTTCATCTACATCTTCATCTGTTCGTATAGAAGTCTTCCTAATTCCATACCTTTCGGCAAGATTGATTCCTTCATACCATACATAAAGAGCCATAAGCATAGAGAATACTTGGTCGTCGTGGGTAGAAGCTGAATGTTCTACTTTACCATTTCTCTTAATCTCCATTCCAAGTAACTCGTTGTAAATGATTGGAGATATTATTTTGTCTTTATGCATTTCTACACGTTCTATCAAGATATCAATAAGCAGCTTTCTGATATCTCTGGTTGAATTGAGACCGTATTCTTTTATTCTAACCTGATGTTTGTAAGCATGAACACCATCTTGTCTCTCTTCTACCACTTTATCTTTAATCTCATAATAGAGATTCCTCTTTAATCCCATTTTAAGAAGCTTAGATATAACTGTACTACCGTAACCATTTGTGTTTAGATATATACGCAACTATATACCCCATGGTTGATTCCATGCATCCCCGTTACAGGGAATGATCAGACTATACGTACATCCTTAGAATACCTAAGGAGCTGGATTTTTCTTCCGCCATTAGCTTGCGGTTTTACATTAAGGCTTTCGCCGCCCACGCAATGGGCCAGTCGTTAGACGTAATATTAAATTATTGCACAATACGAACCATATTTCTATATATTTTCTTTCCTGTCCTGTCGATCATGTAGCCAGCATATGGACCAAATGCTATTTTTCTACCATTACCGACTATATTCTTTAAACTTATTTCTTCATAACCTATCAAATCGGAAACTTCTGATCTTCCATTACAAATTATTCTATCTCCATCGTCATTATATACTTCGTAAATATTGACTATTTTTATTAATTTTGCTGGAGAGGATTTTCTATCTTCTTTAAAAGCCTGAGATACATTGTCTGATTGAGTTCCCCATTTTAAATTGGAAACGTGATTATTAAGTTTATCGTTATCTTTATGCATAACTACTGGTAGATTATCTGGATTTGGAATGAATGTTTTAGCCACTAATCTATGTATTGATTCATTCTTTCTATGCCCATCGTCGCAATCTTCTAATGCTGTTCTCAAATAACCAGAATTGCTTACAGCAGTTCTCATAGTATGACCGTTTTCGTTTATTACAATTCCAGATTCATTTATTTTATATTTTCCATTATATCCTGGTATTTCTTTCATCATGATTCTATTTCCTCCTTAAACTTTTGATAGAGCAAAATGGCTATATCATATTATTTAAGAAGTTAATATTATTGTGCGTTATTAATATTTTCGTAACTGCACGTTGGCTTGTTAATAGTAGCTGCAGGATTTAACCATACTACCATCCTTATATCTTTTTTCTGCTTTCGCCGCATTCACGCTTACCTTTTGAGTTACGTTGTAGCGATATAAGGCTCTTGACCAATGAGTCGCAGTTTTAACACAGGAGAACTAACAGCTTCCGCTATTAGCTGTGGTATTTAAACCGTATTCTTTATATTACTTTATACGGCTTTATTTCTCACCGTTCCTTTCCACATTTACCACCGCGTTCGGCATCCAATTCTTTACAATGAATTCAATACATCTTGCTAGGTCTAATGTAGAAATGTAGTTACAGTTCAAGCATCCTAGAACTTTAGTTGTTAAAGAGTCTATAACAGTTATTGTTGAACTATCCTGTTTATAACCACCAGCAACGTCGACACCGATGATAGCAGGATAAGTTCTTGTATCAGCCTGTAAGTAAGTTTCAAATCTATACTTACCAAGCAAATATACTTCAGATATTGGCTGTCTAAGTAATCCAGAAATTGTATCAAGATCTTCTTCTCTAAATGGAGAATTCTCAACTCCAGTAGCCCACTCAAGAAGAATCTCACGTCTGATATCAGGCCATGAATTCTTAAGCAATCTACATACTTCCTGGAACCATTCCTCAGAACATCCAAGTTGCTGATATGTATAACGAATGTATACATAATCAGAATTGTTATTAGCGTTAATAATCTCCATAAGCTGTAGATATGATTTATCATACCAGCTTTCAGAGAATGGAGTTGCAGCCTCTTTCATAGCATAAGCTTCTTTTCCTTCAGGAGTTGTCATAAATCCTGGAGTGGTAGTTATTGTAATACCATAAGGGGCATGATTGTTCTTTGCTATAGAAGAAGCAGTCTTATACGCAGGTGCACCATTCATATAAATAATATCATTAAATGGCAAGAAAGCGTACTCATCATACCACATCAAAACGAGAGTTTTCATTTTCTTCACATGAGTCGTTAATTCATGCAGTTCTCTTATGAACTTCTTCGGTTTTTCTCCGAATGTTGAGACTATATCACCATCTTATAAAGATGAAGTTCTTTTTCGATTTAAAGGATTCTCACCTACTCACTTGAGCCCTACTTCTATTGCCGGATTTCACGGCCCTAACGGGAATAGTCGTTGAATACTAATTATATTAGTATGCTGATTGCACATTGTAAAAGTTTTTAGGACCTAGGCATCATTCTAGGCTTTTATTTCACCATGAACCATCTCTGTACTTTGTTTCTATCTTTCGATTCTCACGTTAGTGAGCTCCAGAGCCATTAGCGCTTCCCAGCTTAAAAGAACTTTGCTAGACACCATATTACTATGATGAATGGGCAAAAATCTACCCCTGAGTAATGATGCTGCTTTTGCTTTATTTGTAGCAGAAGCAAACGTTTTGATGGTATTGTTGTTATAAGGATTTACTACTTCCGTTGTATTATTCTTACCTTTATCTAATTTACCATCTGGAGTTATACGTTCTTTAAGAATAAGATATGGTGGTAATAAATCCCTCATATCTTTCATGGCTGTAAGGTTGTCTGTAGAACCAGCCATATTCTTATGCAAGAATGCCATTTTAGAGTTAGTAGTACCAAAGTTATATAAATAAAGATATCTTACAATTACAGCGGTTGTTTTTCCACGCTGACGTGGCTCCTCAAAGAATATATTTAAGTTTAATGAAGCACAAAAGTTATATGCTAAATTACCTCTATCGAGTTTGTAAGGCATCGGTCCAGAACCAGTAGACGGTAACCTTACAACCTCCCTGATGAAATACCAATAGTTGCATATACACTCTCTAAGGATCTTTTGTTTATAATACACATTAAGATTCGGATCATATGGATTAATACCATCAAGATCTGGATCTATAAGTGCAAGCATAAACTCATTATTCTTAATTCCAATGGATTTAAGATAATGGTGCATGTCTAGGAAACTTTTGTTTTTAGTCGTTTTCTGACTATAAACAGTTCTTATAGGTGGCGGTTGATGCATTTGAGGCGGCGGCATTTGTTGTCGCTGCATCTGAGCATTAAATGGAATATAAGACGGAGTAACAATGTTCCCATAAGGCATTTAAGATCTCCTCCTTTCTATTTTGCATTAAGTAAATGTTCCGCCTGGCAAAATCATAAGAGTTAAAATATATTATGACTTTATATTAAAGCTTTAGGCTTAAATATAATATTTTAAGGAGGAACAAATTATGGCATTCAACAAGCAGGCAGAGATTACAGCTATGATCTCAGATCCTAAGTACACATCAGATTGGATTGCTGCATCAACAGATCTTCTTGAGAAATATCCAGATCAGGGAGTAGATATGGAGTATCTTAAAAACTCTGGACTTACAGCCATGCAGATCAATATCGTTGCTGAATTAGTAAAGCATTTCAATAATGATTTCTTATCGGCATACGAGTTCGTTGCAAATAACAAATACAACGATACACAGCTGCAGGTTATCATGAAGGCATTAGATGATGGAATGGCTTTCGATGATGTGATGAGCATTGCTGACGATTCAACATCTTATGCTAAACTCAATTGGTTACTGATAGGTGTTAAGGAAGGACTCGACAACTTCAGAGATCCTATCTATAAGAACTATCATCCAGATCAGTTACAGGAGATTTACTCTAGCTGGAAGGACGGAGTTAGGTTCGATGATTTCGATAGAGTGGATTTTGATGCAAGACTTATGCAGGTTATTCGTCATGCACGTTGCATTGGTCTTACAGTTGAGATTAGCGACGAAAAGAAACTGACAATATATTAAAGACGAAGTTTATATCTTATTAAGGCTGATTATATCCTATAAATTTACAATTCTCAGTGCAAAAAATAATAAGCAAAACGGACCGGACTAGGCTATTATGCCTAGTCCATACGTTCCGCTTTTTATAGTTTAACAATATTAGAATAATTCACTGAATCATTATCTAAACGATTCAATCCAATAGACTGTAATGGGAAGTTCTTTAATGAATCACTAATGATCTCTCCAAAGTCTACAAACTCTAATACCCATTTTGGTACTGGGCTATCTAACGGTAATGCTATTACATTAACCTTAGAACCAAGAGTTGGAGAATCTAGTAATCTACATAATTTTTCATACTCTACTGGATAAAGATCTTTAATCTTGCTTACATTCTTCTTAGTAACATCGATCTTGATCTTTATAATAGAATTTCTTTCCTCAAGGTTTATTGCTGGCATATCATCATCTCTCATCTCATTATAGATAAGACACGCCACTATACCATTAATTTCAAGAGGATTCTTACCATATGAACTCATTGCAGCTACATTATCTGGTCGATAATATTTTGTTTCTCCGTTCATTATGCTATCATAAATACTGTTCTCCATCATAACTAATTTCTTCATAATAGCAATCTGATCAATATTATCTGCATTCATGATATCTTCGTAAAGAATCTCTTTGAACTCACTCTTAATATCGTCAGGAAGAGTAGATTTATCTATTGGTAATCCTGCTATGGCCAATCTACTACCCTCCGGTATTATATTTCCTTCCTGTAGCATTTGTAGCGATGCATAATTACGTCTATGGATTGTTAATAATGCTCTTAAGAAATAGAATTCGTTTTTCCGTTCTCTTCACATAGGTCGTTAATCTATGCAGTTCTCTTATGAACTTCTTCGGTTTTTCTCCGAATGTCGAGACTATATCTTCATCCTTAGCTTTACCTATTAGGATGCCATGCACTTCCATTTAAAGGGTTCTCACCTACCTACTTAGGCCGTACTCCTATAGACGAATTTCACGTCCCATATGGGGATAGTCGTTGGGGTTAATTTCGTAACCTGCTGATTGCACATTGTAAAAGCTTTTAGCACTCTATTCATTAATAGAGCTTTTATTTCAGCATGAGCCATCTCTGTACTTTGTTTCTATCTTTCGATTCTTGCATTAAGCAAGCACCAGAGCATTAGCACTTCCCAGCATTTCACATAGTTTATTCCACTGCATTACTGCAATAGAGTGACTACTGTTAATCACCATTCTGCATTTTGTTCCTTCGACATAGCTTCCTGTAAGTTTTGTATATTCATTCAAATAATCAACTACAAGAGCACTACATACGTAGGCTATGATATTTATAATTGAATACTTCAAAGAATCCTGAGGGATAAGTTTCGCAGGTTCAATATATCGATCCAGTTCGATAGTTTCATCTGTATAGAAATCATAATCAAGTCTTTGTTCTACTATCTCGCACATTACTCGTTTTTTATGATCTCCAAACTCATCTGGATCTGCAATATCAACCATATTAAATTTCTCTCTCTTAATCTTCATAGGAATATTATAAACTTTATCCAGTACGAATCTATACCATGCGTCGAATGATACAATAGTACTATCTGTATCTACTATACAAACTGCGTCACGCTGCATATACTCTATTCTATCCAGCTTGTCTATATAGAAGTGAGGATAATATACATATTCCTTAATAAGATCTACAAGAATATCTAGTTCTTTTCTTATAGTCTTCGGTGGTTTATTAGGATTCATAAAGATATTAGGAGTAATCTTTTCCTTACCATCTTTACCCTCCTCGAATAATGGAGCACCGCCGAGATTACTAAGAATCTTAATAAGAAGATCTGTAACTACTGGAAGATCACAAAACGTATATAGATTATTCTTATAATATAATCTATTAATATCCTCCTGTGGAAGATCTCTTAGATACTCCCATACCAAACCCATTTCCTTTTCGGTCGGTATCCACACTGCCATATCAGCAGTATTCATAAGCTTATAAAAACATTCTGCTACTGTAATATCCCTATCCAGTATAGCAGAATCCAAACAATGACGATTATCCTTTTCATGCTCAACGTTATTTATAAACGTGATTACTTCATTCAAACTATTGAATTTTATATTATTCGCCAATAAGGATTCAAATAAAGTAATACTGCATGATATATAAGATCTGCCTTGTCTAGTAACTGCCTCTGCTACATATAGATTATAATACATAGACGTTGGAGCTCCTAGAACACCGTAAGTTGCGTTCCGCTAACCTTATTTAATTAAAATAAGCGAGACTATATCTTCATCTTAGTAAGATGCCGTGCGCTTCCATTTAAAGGGTTCTCACCTACCAGCATGTAATACTGGCCGTACTCCTGTAGACGAATTTCAC